AAGAACTATGAAAAAAGAATGGACGGGTTCTTTAGTAGGACCAGATGAGTATGAGTCTAAACAACCTCAACTTAGTCCTCCACAACCTTTTCCAGATCCGCAGGCTTTAAGAAATCCAAGACCAGAACAAGTAGAAACTAAAAGCAAAGTTTTACTTCAGATGAATCCTTTCCTAGTGGGGGCAGTTGATACTAATGTTTTAACAATTATTGAACCCGGGCATGGAAGAACTACTGGAGATCAAGTTAGATTTAGCAAGGCTCAAAGTTTTCAAAACTTTACTCAGGCAATCTTAGATAGAAACGAAGGGTTTCAAATTACTGTTACAACGACAGACGAATATACTATTAAAATTGAAGTTGTAAATCCTTATGTTGCTGGAGTTTCTGATCAGACAAATGCTGAAAACCCAGATATAGCGTATGGTATACTTGGTGGTGCTATAGGAATTCAACCTCAATTAGCTTTGTTTGGAGCAGTGGTAAACGGTAGGGTATTAGCTGATATTAATAATGATGGATCAGGTTCAAGAGGGTTTACTATAGCGGATAGCCTTGCATATCTTAAATGGCAATTACAACAAGCTCAAGATGAGGCTTATAATACTTATATAGAAAATGTTATGAACCCATATATGTTTAGTAATTTTAATACTTACAAAACATACTTAACAAAATCCACTATAGCAAACTCAAGAGGAGGAGGATCGACTGTTGCTGTAGAAAAACTAGAGAATAATGCTAGTAACGTTAGAGTTCCGGGAACTGTAGGGCTGACAATCCTAGGATCTATAAGCATAGTAATAGGACCTACTGAAGCTATTGTAACAGGTATTACAAGTACTAGTGCTGTTGGTTCTGTGACTGTAGTAACATCGTAATAGACATTTACTGTCAAATTCGTTAGGAATAAATATGAGTTTTACATATGCACAATTAAAACAAGCTATCCAAGACTACACTGAAAATACGGAAACATCTTTCGTAACTAACCTTCCCTTGTTTATACGTTTAGCAGAAGAACGTATTTTGAAAAGTGCTCAACTTAGTTTATTTAGAAAAAATGCAACGGCTAGTACAACAGGAAGTAATAAATATTTTGCATGTCCTCTAGATTTTTTAGCTCCTTTTTCTCTAAGTCTTGCAGGAGCCGATAACGATAAATTTTTTTTAGATTTTAAAGATGTAAGTTTTCTTCAAACATATACTCCTGACGAATCAACTATTGGTTCACCCAAGTATTATGCTATTTTTGATGTTAACAATTTTATAATGGCTCCTACTCCAAGTACTACTTTCACAGGAGAATTACATTATTTTTATAGGCCTGCAAGTTTAACAGCTGGTGCAGACAGTGCAACTACTTGGTTAAGTATTAATGCAGAAATAGCTTTGCTATATGGTGCTTTAATAGAAGCCTATATTTTTATGAAGGGAGAACAAGATATAATGGGAATGTATAATGCAAAGTTTGCAGAGGCTTTAGTTGGAGTTAAGATGCTTGGAGAAGCAAAAGACACGACTGATGAATACAGGACCGGACTAGTCATAAGGGAAAGAACATAATGTTAACAGAATCAATAGGCATTACAGCCGGATCAGTAGGTGTTAAGACAACAAACAATAGAGGATTTACGCCAGAAGAAGTTGCGGAAGACTGTGTTAAAAAAATAATATCAATATCCAATAACGTTGATCCTGTATTAAGAGATCAAGCGGTTGCTTATTCAAAGGATATGGAAAAATTAATTGCATTTTATATGAGGGAAGCTATTAAAAGTGACCGAACTACTGTATATAATGCAATTAAGGATGCGGGGCATCCAGATTTGGCAGAACTGATAAGGAGATTATAATGTCATTTAGCGGAAACTTTATGTGTACGTCCTTTAAGCAAGAGCTTCTTCAAGGCAAACACGATTTTACAAACGGTCAAGATACGTTTAAACTTGCTCTTTTTACTAATGCTGCAGAACCTACACAAGGTACTTTTGGTGGGAGTGGTACAGTAATGAATGCAACTGTTACGGATTTCTCAAACAACAACCAGGTAGGTGCTTCTGGAGATTATGCAGCTGGCGGTGGAGCGTTGACAAACGTTACTCCTGCGGTTTCTGGAACGACTGCATTTACAGACTTTGCAAATAAAACGTTTGGGTCTTCAACAATTACTGCAAGAGGGTGTATTATTTACAACACACAATCAGCTGGTGGATCAAATACTACAGATGCTGCATTAGTCTTAGATTTTGGTGCCGATAAGTCATCAAGCTCTGGAGACTTTCAAATTGTTTTTCCAACCCCTGATGCGAGTAATGCTATAATAAGAATTGCTTAATGCCTGTACTAGCTAACAGAGTTAAAGTTTCTACTTCAACAACTGGAACTGGAACCATAACATTAGGTTCACCAGAGGATGGATTTTATAACTTTGCTGAAGGTGGTATTTTGGATGGTCAGACAGTTAGATATGTAATTGAAAATGGTAATAACTTTGAAATAGGAACAGGAGTGTTTACAGCTTCAGGAACTACTCTATCACGAACTCCAGAAGAAACGTTAGTTAGTGGTACGGCCGACATAACTTCACCTTCTGCTATTACACTAGTGGGTGATTCTACTGTGTTTGTTACTGCTTCTTCACAAACCTTTGCTTTTCAGACGGCTATATCTTTAATATATGGGATATAAAAATGTCAGATAAACTTTTATGTTGTTATAAAATTACTGTAACAAATAACGATGATTTAAAAAATACAGCCATGAACGAACTAACTTCAAATGGATACTCATCTGAGGAAGCAATAGCTATGATACATGACGAAATAGAGTTTAATCCTGTTAAAGCAGTAAAATGTCTTTCTGAACTTATATCTTGGAATGGTTGTACAATTACTACGTCAGACGTAGAATGGGAAGATTAAAGGAGATTTAAATGTCTAATCCAAATATAGCAGCAGCTACGTCCATACTTGGTGGTACTAATTATGGATTGATAACAACCAGTTTAACTGAAGTTCTTGAAAACCCAGCAAGTAGTAATCAAATAATAAAAATAAATACTTTAGTAATACAAAATATAGATGGAACTAACGCTGCAGATATCACAGCAACTATATCAGATGCAAATGGATCTAGTGATTCAAGTCTTGCAAAACAAATAACTGTTCCTGCTAAGTCCAACCTTGTGCTTATTTCTAAAGATATAAGTTTTTACTTACTTGAAAACAAAGCTATAAATCTACAGGCTTCTGCAGCAAGTGATTTACTTTATTTACTAAGTTATGAAACTATTTCTTAGGAGGGTTCAATGCCTCAAGGTTGGAGGTTCAACGGAGGCGTAATTGGAGGTGGTCCTCATCTCTGGACTGCTACTAAAGGTGGCGTTTGGAGTGTAAAAGAAAATTACTCAAATAGAAACACTCCTCCAGTCACTGTAGGCTCTGCTATATTTACCACTACTGGTGCAACTTCTTGGACTGTTCCTTCAGGCATTACTTCTGTCTCTATGGTAGTTATTGGTGGCGGTGGCGGTGGCGGTGCGACTACGACTAGTTCCAGTGGAGTTTCTGGCGGTGGCGGTGGCGGTGGCGGTCTAGCTTATAAGAATAATTTTACTGTAACCCCTGGAAGTACCTTGATAGTTACTGTCGGTGCAAAAGGAAATGGTGGATCAGCAGCGGGACAAAACAATAGTACGGCAGGAGGAGTATCAGACGTAACTAGTGGTGGTCTAATTAGATGTCGAGCCACGGGAGGAGCTGCTGGAAGTTATAACGTAGCAAGCTCCGCTGTACAAGCTGCTGGTGGAATTAAAGATTCATTAGCCTCAGATGGCGGTGGTAATGGTGGCGGTGGTAGAGGTGGGGCTTCAAATAATCAAGGCGGTGGTGGCGGTGGTGCTGGCGGTTATACTGGTAATGGTGGTATTGGAGGGGCTGCAGGACAAAATCCCGCTGATGGTGCTGGTGGTGGCGGTGGCGGTGGCGGTGGTATTAACTCTTGG